TACTATTACCAGCGTCTTATCGCTCTAATTTTTCGTAGAACTTTTTGAAAAACAGTCCAATCTCGAAAGGCTTTAACCTCAACAATTTCAGAATGCATCATTGCAACCCTAAATCGTACACCGTTGGAAACAAATTGACCGTTGGTCATCCAGCTTTCTGATGAGTCAGCGTGAGTGTATCGACGCAAGTGGTAGCACTTCCCAAACACTCTAAACCTATTTGTTTTACCTACATAAACACCGTAAGTGTACGTGCAGTTGCTGTATCGTCTTGGCTCCACTTCAAAACGATTGTTCTTAACTGCTCTAACCCTACTTGAATCCGCGTCAAACCTCATAAAAAGCATTCATTACTCATTGGAAGAATAGCCCACAAACCTTGTCTGTAGGATGATAGCTCGGGATGATACCCAACCCTATGGAGGCTCAATACCTTGATCCGCATAGATGTTTGAGGAATCCATGAGGCTCTGAAATGCTGCTCATCGCTGACGACAGGTAATTCAGGCTCAATATTTTCTTGGCGTGACTGCACTGATTTGACCATCACCTTTTCTTTTCTACTAAGAAGATTGTCAACTAGTGGGTCTACACAACTATCTGGAATGCCGCTCATGATAACACAACTTCAACTAGTGGATAATCTCCCTGTTGTGGGTTCATGAATCGAAACAAGTAGCAAGAAACTACCGTAGGAGTTCCGTTATCATCAAGTGTGATATCCTCTCCTCCGTCCTGATCGGTTGATATTTGTTCTGTAATCCAAACCTTGTAAGAAGTGTTTAGAGCTAATACAGGAACATCAATAATCACATTGCCTGACACATCTGGCGTGCCCTCATATCTGTTTTGTCTGCCTGTAGCTTGATTCACAAAGTACACGTAGACATCCTCAGTAGTATCTACCTCTCCAACATCAACCAACGTTGCGCACGCTGGAATTCTGTTTGTTGAAGGACATATATCACAGCTCATTTGATTCTATCGATTTTATCTTTCAACCGCTTTGGCATTGGTTGATCGGGTTGTATTCTGATTTTCATACGCTAAAATACAACTATTTAGTGATTTACAGGGAATTGAAATCAATCATCTAAACAATAACTTTAACTCTGTTTTGGCGCAAACTATTGCAATCCTAATTTTTTAGCCACCTCATTAGTCCCCAATGTTTATAGGGTGCCCGTCTTGCATATTACCACGTCAAGACCAAATTTTCATTGAAATCCTAAGCCGCTTTGTATCCAGACCTCTTTTGATGACGCTGAATCCACTGTTTGTAGTGAGTGTTAATGATGTACCTGAAGCAATCCAAATGGTCAGCTAATTGGCTCTCGTCCTTACGGTTGCGCTTTATGATTGAGCCTGTAGCGTCTACTTGTACGATTTTCATATCTCTACATAGCCCCATACACGCTACAGGGTTGATTTTGAAGTCGGCAAAGTTGAGTAAGAAGTAGTTGCAGTCTGACCTGCTCGTCTTGTGGCGCGGGTTGCTGATTAGCTTGAATTGGCCTTTTGACAGCCTTAGCTCGTCTTTTAGCTGCTCAAACAGACTGCGGTTATCACTATACCCAATTTGCTTGTGTGTACCACCGTAATCCCCTGTAAACGTACTCATGTGCAGGTACTGGCCATATGTCCCACGTATTTCATCGGCCATTTTCTTGATAGTACCGCCTTTAATCGCAAATTCATCGATAATATGGCAATGCTCCCCTTCTGCATCTGTCCACATCTGGAAAGCGACAAGGCCAAAAGGATCATAGTTGAAGTCAATTGAGAAATGGACAGCGTGCGCCGGATTGAATTTAACCTTAGCCTCATGCTTTCCTTTCTGATACTGACTAGCAAATGGATTTAGCACTCTTTTCGCCCCCCACAACCCAAGAACAAACACATCGTACCAATCAGGTTCGTCTACTTTTAGCGCCTCAAGAGTATCGATGTAGGACTGTTGGAGGTTTTCAAGGTTGTCTTTGTACGTAGTGTGGATGAGTAGAACATCATCGCGACTTCCTTCCAAATGTCTATCTACAAAAACTTTCTTAATCCAGCATTCATCGTCCTCAGGGTTGAATGTAAGCCAAATACGGACATGCTTTGATTTAGTTGTTCTAACTGACGTATCAGCCTTAATGAAATCCTCATGTGTGATTTCGTCAGCTTCCTCAATCCAGATGTCGGTAGGATCTTTAAGAGACTTTACCTTAGCTGTCTGATTGCCTGCTGATTTCTTGAAGCCCTTTGCGATAATCCTGTTCCTGGTCTTCTTGTGGACTATCTCCATTTTATTAGTGGTGATGTGGAATTCGTCCTCAATTCCCGCATCTTCAATAAGATCGCATATCTCCCTAAACTGAGAGTCGCGAATATCTCCCAGCACCTCACGCATAATAATGCCTCTGAAGTACTCAGGTGATCTTACTTTCTTTATGTACTGTATTGCGGCTTCGTAAGATTTCCCGCTCCCTCGACCACCATACAATAGATTGTATCTCTTTGTGCTAGTACTGCACAGATCATAAGCCTTGAGTGATCTTAGAACCTTTCTCCTTTGCCTGCGACTTGCTTGCTCACGGAGAATTTGAATCTCCCTAATCTTTTGCTGCCGCCCTAAGGGCTGATAACTCTTCTTCGAGCTCTTCGTCGGTCGCTTCACGTAGATCGTTTACTTCAATTTCCTTCTTTTCAGACAACCCTAAGTCTCTCGCAATTATGTTAGCGTTGAACTCTCCAACCACAGCTCCTGTGAACTTTTGAGTGGAAATAATAACCCCTATCGCATGTACGATGTCCGCAAAATCATTGTAACGGCCACCCTTGTTTGACTTATAATCATCAAGCCTGACAAGACCTGTCTTTTCAAACACGTACGCCTCTAATCCTGACCAAGTGAATGGAACTGTAAGCTCATACTCTACCTCTGTAGCTTGATTCCCTCGAAAGTCTTTCTTTATCCAAGGGTTATCTTCGCATTGCTGGAAGTAGTCGCATGCAAGCTCCCATAGCTCGTTACTAGTTTCGATTTTTTTTGGCGTGCCGTGCCTCTTTCTTCTTAGCCAATACTTTTCTTTCTCGACTGTATTTTTTTCGTCTGTTGGCGCTTTTGGCATTTACTGTTGCTTAGTTAGTGAATTAGACGTTAGGAAGTGTGTTGATTTTTCAATGGATATCCTGATGCTTCATGCCAATCTACTGCTTCTCTCATTCCTGAAATTGTTTCTTCTTCAAGAATCCTTTCGTCTTCTGTTTGGCGTCGGCGCTTAACTATTACCACATCTACTTTTTCGCTGTCTTCTATTCTGATGTGTGAGGCTCCATTCTTTTGGGCGTCTAAGAGTAATGGAATGAGTTTGCTTAGTGGGTGGTACTCTGCGTACACTCCACTAAATGTTGGTTTTACCCTCTCAATCTCAACGTCTATGATTCTATTGTAACTCACTTACGAATATTTCGACAATATGCAAGGTACAAATTATTAACTATCAATCAAATAGAAAGATTAGTTAAAGTAATACTTCAAGTAAATTGCAGATTATCCTGCCCCTCCTTCATCAGTTAATATTCTGGATCTACTTTGCTTCAAACTCTTCTGGTTTATACTCTTTAGGTGTTGGGTTTACTTACTTGCTCAACTGACTTACCACAACTAGGACACTTCCAAACAGGTACAACTTCAACTTTTCCTGATCTGCTCATTGTTTGGCCTTGTTCGTTTTTATCTTGGCCTACAAAGTCAGGTAAAGAGACTTGCATAATGTCCTTAAGAGCCCTACAAGCTTTCATTGGGACGTTGCAATCGAAACAGTTTACTAGGAGTTTCATAATCCTTTATTTACATAGTAGGTTTAAGAATGTAGATCGTCAGGGTGGATTCTGAACAACGCAACAGCAGCTTGCCTGATTCCCTCCTGCGCTTCGCCAAGCTGATCTCTCAACACTTGATTAGCTGCTTCTTGTTCACTTACTTCTGGATTTAACGAAATAGCTGCTGCTGTTTCATATGATTCATCAGACACGTAACCTAAGTCACCGTATCCGCTTAAAGAGTATCCAATAAGTTGCGCGAATTGCTCCCTATCTTCATTCGGGAACTCTAATCGTGCTAAATCATTGAGATCGACACCCCCATTATCTAGAAGATACTTTACTATTTTGTTTGGGACGAATCGCCCGTCTTTGATTGGCAGAAGTGGTTCTTTCAGATAGTTCAGGGAA